ATTATTTCTATCACGGTGTTCAGATCATCCAGCTCAAAAGTCTCTGCACCCCAATAGCCGCACTCGACAAGCACTTCAGCGAGCGCATACCTTATTGATCCTCTACGGCTTTTGGGTTATTTTGATCAACCACCTCAATATTTTTTAGCGTGTCAATGTATGCGTCAATAGTTGCTGGCACAGTAATGCCGGCTTTTTGTGATGCTGTGTAGCAAAGAAAAGCGAGATCCTCTATGCCGATGCCTTGCGCCATTTCTGATGCTTTGCGGCGATACTTTCTTTCCCAGCTAACAATGGTTGCCAATGTGGTTTCTACTGTTTGGCTGTTGCCATCGTTAAAAATGGCTTTAAGTGTTAATTGCATGTTTGTCCTTTCTCGGGCAAGGCTTCGCTAATGCGATCTTGCGGTTTTTATTTATCAGCGGCTTAAGCCGCGACATTATGCGCTAACGGCTTTAGTTAATGTGCCGCCGGTAAAGGTAAGCGTGATAGTTGACAATTCGCCAAGTGATGCATTAATTGGTGTGTGGCTTTCCAAATAACAATTAGTAAGCGTATATTTTGGTTCAGTCGCTGAAGGTGTAACTAAACCGGTTGCAGTAGGTGAAATTGTAATAGTTGTCTGAATACCTACCAAACCAAAAATAGTTGCTTCAGTTTCGCTAGCTGCATAGCTTTGAAAAAGTTCAACTTCAAAAGTGTTATTTTGCAATGAAACAACAGATGAACCGCCAAACTTGCGCGCCGTATCACCAAAAGCGGTTGTCTCTAATTGCTCATAAACATAATTCAAAGTTGCTGATGTGCATTGATCCGTAAGGTTCACGGCGTTTATAGTGAGTGCCGGATTGCTGAGATAAACGGTAGTTGCCATAATGGTTATTCCTTGTCTGTGTCTGTGTCTTTAGTTTTAGCACTTTTTTTAGGTGTATGTGGGGATATGTGCCCAGCTTCAATAAGAAAAGCCACATCCGTTTCAAGTTCGCTTACATCGACTACATCGCCGCGCTTCAAACCGTTAAGCCTGTCGCTTGTAACTAGATACTGTGCCATGATGATCCTTTATGCCGTTTGTGCTTGCATGTTCACAGTTACATCATAGGCGGGATACTCTGCGCCGCCGATGATCGCAACGGTAGGTCTGCCATCGGTAATCCCTAAATTGGCTGCAATTACTTTTGCCATCATATTAAGCAAGCTGCGTTGCGCGTCAAGGTTGCCCGGTCCAAGCGTGATTAGGCGCACTGGAAAACTCATTTTTACTATGTTTGCGTTAAACGCTACAAAGCTGGGCGCATCCACGAAAGCGCACGGCGGAATTAAATTTCGGGGATCATTTACAGTTTGTAGCCCTGTGATGGCTGTAAGGCTTGCTGTTAAATCATCTATGGCTTCGTTAAATAGATCTGTGTAGGCAACTGGCATTATGCGACCACCGCACGGTTAACGCCTAACAGCTGTTTGATCATTGGTGATAGCCCGTTTGTGCCGCCGCCGCTCATGCCATCAAAGCTTGCAAAATCGGTTACAGATCCGCGTTGCCGGTAAAGATTGCCGCCATACATAATCGTGCCCAGCGTTACATCACCGCTAGGCGAAGTTGTAAGGCTGTCAAAATAGCCGCTTTCCTGCCGCCTTCTAAATGCAAAAGCGTTCGAAGCTGCCGCGCATTGCGTTAAAAATGCTGTGTCCGCTGCCGTAGCTGTGCCTATGCCCAGCCAGTCCTCAATGTTGCCGGCGGTGATCCAAGTGCATGTCTGCGTATAGGTAATTAAACCTACGCTGATCGCTACTCGAGCAACATCATCACCGGTGCAAGCAAACAAAACTTGATTAAGTAGCGGCACATTTTCGTTGAACTCTAAAAATCCGCTGCTATTTACGCCGATGAAAAGATGTTCGGGTATGTCAACAATTTGAAAAGTGCCATTAAACGGTGCACCAATACTTGAAACAGTAATGCTTTGCCCTACGACAAAATCATTTGGTTCGAGTGTTTGTAATACCGCGTAATTATCTTGAAGCTGTTTGCTTGAAGTGTTGTATGTTGCCATGAGCGGATCGCCCGCCTTTGGCTAAGCCTGTGTAATTTTGCGGATCATTGAGAAGTTTTCGCCCGCTGCAAATGTTGCTGCGTAGCCAAAGATGCTCATTGTTCTGCCCAATGTTGTAGGTGTTTCTACTGAAAGCAATCCGCGATCTTGGCGATATACCTCAAATGCGTTTGCGTTCATGATGATCATGGTTTTTGCTGCAAAGTTTTTATCAACAACAATTTGCAAGCCAAGCGGATTTTGTCCGGACCATGAAGCCGCCGAGCCTGCACCCATAGAATTTTGTCCAACTAAACCGGGTGCGCCGATCGCTGGGAAAATTGGGCGCTTGCTGTCATCTACAAGTTGACCAATTTTGCCCCATGTTGCTGGATCAACAAACATGTGAGTAGGCAAAAAGTTTGTAGCGCTCGATACATCTACGGCTGCATCATAAATTGATTTCATCAGATCTTCAGGTGTGAGATCCCAAACGCCCGATGATGATGCTGCTGTCAGCAAGTTATCTGCTGCATAGTTGTCAATCGCCAAAAGATATTGTCCGGCAAGATCGCGCAAAACAATTTGCATTGCTGCGGGATCACTGAAATCGATCAGTTGGTAACTCATCTGAGCACTACCAGCGAAAGTTACTTTTGTAACCGAATTTGCCGCAATCACAGCGGTGGTTGCTGAAACTGCAGTAAGTTCAGTTGCCTGTTGTGCAACTGATGGATGCGTAGTCCATGTAGGGCGAATAAATGTTGCACCTGATCCGCCGTTAGGCATTGCTCGAGTGCCCAAAGCATTAAGCACCGGCGCAATGTAATTAAGCGATTCAAAAACCGGTGCAAGAATTGGTGTCGGAATTATGCCGGGCATATTTGAAAGCACTTCATCACCTGCAGCTGCAGTAATTGGTGATTTGTGATATTCGCGGTAGTCAGCCCATACGCGATTTGCGTTTGCTGCGATCTCGCCGCCTGCGTGCATTGCTGCAACAAATTCTGATGCATTTGGTAAACGCGGTTCGCGTTTTGGTTGTGCAAAAAGTTTTTCTGCGGTTGCTTTTGCAGCTTCCACGATTGAAGTTTCTGATGTTGTTTCGAGTGTGTCGCTCATAGTGGTTTCATCCTTGTTTGTGTCTTGATCTGATATTACATCTATCTCGGGCTCGGGTTGTGGGATACTTGCGGCAACTTGCGTTATTGTCGCACCGGCAAAAGCGCCAATAGAAACTAGCGAGAGCTCATCCCAGTTAGCTGCCTCAATGACCATCACGCCGGCTTCGTCATAACTAAATTTTGTTGGGGATACACCTACGGATACTGCGTCAAGTGTGCCATCTTTTGCCATTGTGAGCGCATCGCGCCCTAGTGCTGTGTCTGAGATCCGAGCTGTAAACATCATCCCTTGCGGTGTATCTACCCGCTCGACTACTTGCCCAATGATTAAATCACTTTGGTGCTGCATGTAAAGCTTTGGGTTTTTGCCCTCAACTGGCAATGATCCTTGCTTAAATCGCACTTGCGTGCCATCTGCAACTGTGGCTGTTTCATCGTAGGTAACTGCTACGCCTGAGATTGTGCGGCGCGGCAAGCCCTCTGCCGCTGCCGCATCAACCGTGATCGTTGTGGGGGTTAATTTGATCATGAGCGCGATCCTATCTCATCTGTTTGTTGTGTTGCTGGCATTTCGTTTGATGGCAAATAATCGCCTTGCAAATATTCATCTACATCAAATTTTACGCAAGTGCCATTTGGCAAAACATTGTTTTGGCTAAGTGTGCTTTGGATGCACTCTGCATAAGCGCGTGCGCCAAATGTCCAAAGATCTGCGCGGCTTTCTGCGCTGTTTTGGTAACTGTATGAGCCCACAGAAATCCCGGCTAAGTATGGTGGGATATTGCAGAGCCTGCAGAGTTCAGCGGCTTGAAATTCGGCAGCTGCGATTAATAGCATTTTGTCCGGACTTGTGGCAGTTTCTATATAGTGCACTTCAGGCGAAAGAGCCGCAGTCTGATTTGTGGCTCGAGCCTGATTGAAACTTGCTGCGAGCGCCGCTAATTCATCAGGTGAAAGCGGTTCGCTGTTCGGTTGCACTTGCAAAACGCCCGCTGGAATTGCTGAGCTTGCGTTTCTAAATCGTGCCGCTTCAAGTTTTGATGCTGTAGCAATCGTTTGCTCACTCATAAACACAATGCCTTGAATTGGGCACAGAAATTGCACAACATCCTCATAGGGAATATATTGCCCTTGAAAATATATTTCTTTTGATGGCGCGTAATACACCGGACCGGCTTGATCGCGGGTTACAACTAAATTTGCTGGTAGCCGCGTAAAAGAACTTGGGTAGCCATCAGCTGTGCGACTGGTAACAAACCAAAAAGCCCTACCACTAAAAAAAAGATCGTCCACAGTCCACGCAAGAACAAACGGATTTGGCAACAAAGGATCTATTTTTCGTAGCCAGCTACGCGGTGCAAGCGGCAACTTTTCCATTTCATCGCCGTTCCAAATTTCGTTATACATTTTTAAATTCATGCAACTAATAAGAGAACAGATCAAATCTCGAGCCCTAGAAATCGTGGGCACAGCCATCGCTTTTTGTCTCGAAGCGGCTTCGTAATAACTGTAATACTCGCCAATCATGCTTGTGCCGCTGTTTGCGTTGACTTGATACGCGCCGGCTGCCGCCGCTTTTTGTGGCTGATCTGAGATCATCGCTTTAGTAGCTGTGCGGTTAAATATTCCCATGCGCCAAGTATGCCTTAAAAATTGTGTGCTGTTTGTGATAGGTGGCTAGCGCAGTAATCCGAGAAAGAAAAGCACTCGCTAGCCACCCGCTGAAATGTTAGCCGCCCGCATAAATAATTGTTGGTTTGCCAACATTGGCTGGCTTGGCAACCATTGCCACACAAAACACTAAACAGCGGGCAAGCTCAATAGGTCCGGGTGAGCGCAAACTAGACAAAGTTACAGCACCTTGATTTTTTACCGCTACAGCTCTTTCAACATGTTGAGCTAACAGCGTTGAGCCATCGTGCACTATGCGTTTCTCAATGATTGCGGCTCGAGCGGCTGCAGTCCAGCGTTGCAGCTCACGATTACCTACCATTGATGACCGGCGCGCAAATTTGGGTGGTAAAGACATTTCAAAAGCCGGTGTAATAAGCAAGCGTGTTGTTTGATTTGTGCAAGCCGTTTCTACTGCCTGCCAGCACTCTTGCAGAGTGTCTTTAACAAATTCTAAAGTTACTTGTGTTTTGCCTTGCGGGTTTATGGCTGCCCGAACACCCACATAGCGGCTTTCATCTTGCGATTGCTCAATAGCCAGCACACCGCCTTTTGGCATCGGTTCACTAGTTTTGAGATCATCCCATGCGCCCGGCTGCAGCCAGCTGTTAGCGCTGGCAGTCCAAAGATTTACCGATGATCTAAGAAAAGCATTTCGGTTAGGTTGCTGTGCTTCGCTTTCTAATACCGATATGTCTAGTGTCGAGCCAATAGCGGGGTTTGCTTTTAGCCATGCGGCTGGGCTCATCGGATCTAAAGAATTTTCAGGCGAATATTCGGCAAAATATAGTGCACCTGTTTTCTTTTCATCTATTGCCCGTAGCCCTTGCTCACGCCATCTCAACATTTCTTTGCTTGATTCATCGCCGCTTGTAGATGTCATAAGCATTAGCGGGCTGCGCCTAGTTCGCATAGTAGGCATAAGCCCGATACTGACCGCATCCGGTGAAACCGCCCAAAGTTCATCAATGAAAACTGCGTCAGCTGTTAAACCATGAAACGAAGTAGGCGTAGCCGCCCTAACTAGCCAGCGCGTGCCATCCGGCAAATTGGCTTCGTTACGCCCTACCGCCCAAGTCAAAATGGCATTAAATCGGCGCTCTAAAATCGGTGCGACTTTTTGGAATAATTCGATAGCAAGATCAAGCCGGTGCGCTGTAGTTATCACGGTTTGCGCTTCGCCGCGCAGCTTAGGCATCTTTGTCAACCAATAGCCCAGCGTTGCTTGCAGAATTACGCTCTTACCGTTTTGCCTAGCCACAGAAATAAGCGCTTGCCGGTGCAACAGATCGCCGTGCTCATCATGGGCTAAGAAACCAGAAATTACATGCTTTTGCCAGTCCATAAGTTTTACATTGAGATGCTCGAGCGCCCACAAAGCCACACCATCAGCAAACACAGCACCCGCTCGCGATGTCTCAGTTTCCAAACGCGGTATGCATGACGCTGCATAAGTATGCATTGAGCTGATCTCGGCTAATCCAGCTGAAGCACGGCTAGTTGCTACCAAACCGCTAGATTCAGCCTTATTAGATAAGAATTGAGGTTTGTCGGGGGCAGGAAGCGTTTCAGAAAAAAAAGAGTTTTGTATATTTATGCGTGATGATGCATAAGGGTTTATTGTTGGGCTGGGTTCGGTTATGTGTTTGCGTTTTAGATTTCCGTATCGTGCGCCGCGTGAACTATTACATGGTTTGCATGCGGCAACTAAGTTATCGAGTGCGTTTATGCCGGGTTCGTTAAGTTGCCAGCGATCTACTTCGATTAGGTGATCAGCTGTGGTTGCTTGTGCTGCGTTGCACCAATGGCACATGGGTTTGTCTTGTAGTAATAGTTTGCGGTTGCGTTTAAATTCTGCGGTTGCTCTTGCTCTTTGGTTAAGTGTGTATGTGCCTAAGTTTTGTGTGCTTTGTTTTGGTGGGTGTGTTCGGCGTTGCTTTGGCATGGTTTGTTTCTAGCGCGCGCTGTCGCGCTTGCTCTCAGTTCGCGGTTGCTGTGCTTTGTTGTGATGTTTAAGTTTGTAGTTTGTTTTGGTATGTCATCGATATGTTTGTTGTTTGTAAAGCCTAATGCTGTTAATCCCCCCGCTCGCTGCCATCACTCGAGCACCCTTATCTTTAACCGTTGCATGATCATGTATCGCTACATAGATCAACTACCCGCGCTTTCCGCGTGTCGCACACATCATTGCACTGATGCAAGCCTTGCCCGTAATTAAGTTTTATTTGTTATCTAAAGCTTTTAATGCATCTATAACTTTGCTCACATCATGCTTTAAAAGATCCCCAGTTGTATGAATTTCGCGCCCAACAGTAGCACTACAGAAACTTTTAAGATCATCACTTTTTAAACCTTGCCCATTCGCTAATGCGCGCATCATTCCAAGCTGTTTAGGTGTTGCATAATCTCTTGGCTTTTCCTCAGGAAACGGCACTTCAAGATCATCACGCATAGGCACAACGGCAGCAAGCTGGGCGGGTGCTTGTCGAGCTTGAGCGGTTTGAACTTCATCACGGGAAGCAATGCTTTTGCCTATCCCAAGCCCAAGAAAGCCAAGCGCCCTTCCCAAACAGCTCGTGCTCGCGTTCATCATCTCGCTGCCGCGTGTGTAGGGCGTTTTGCCGGGTATCTGTTCCCAACAGTAAGCCACCATTGGATTGCTATCGTTTGCATCCCGCCAAACCGTGCAACTTATCTCAACATATTTTTGATTATCTACCTCAATTATTTGTGGGCGGCTTTCTTGAATTCTAAGATCAGGAAACTTTTTCAAAGCCATCGCCAAGCGTGTCGGCACATCGACATAATCACCTAAGTTAAAACCGCTCATGCCGATACCTTGCAAAACCTTTTAATTGTCTCAAGCGGTGTAAGCTGGTCTAAATCGCAAACTGCGCGCATGCCATAGCCAAAATTATGTGTGTGATGCTGTTTAATAAAACGCTCTTTGCTGATACCACCAAGCAAATGAAAATGCGGTTGCTCATAAATGTTTTCTCGCTGGCTTAATGAGTGCACAAGGATTGCTGCATCACTTTTAAAATCCTCAATGCCGTTAAATATAAGTTTGCGGATGCTTGAAGTTTTTATCTGCCATTTTAAACCCCAAGCTTTAAGATCATTGCCATCATCGCCGCCTTTAGTAAAATCTAGATTTGTTTCGACATCAAAATATCGAGCACAAGCTAATTCACCAAACAAGCCCATTGCTGTAGTTTCTGAACATTTATCAATAAAGAAGTTTTTGTCTTTTATGTTGTTTTGTCTTTTGTATGCATCAAGGCGTGTTGCCCAATCGCGCACGAATTCAACATCATTTTGATCAAATTTAATAATCATTGCACAGCCAATCTTTCAAGCCGGGCAATTTCGCTTTCACGCTCTTTAACACTTTTTTTTAAATCTGTGATAATGCTGCACAAATATTTAATTTCAATTCGAGCTTGATTAAGCACATCAATTAGTTCACCGTCATCTAGCACATTGCGATCCTCAATTTCCCAGCGCAATGCTCGAAGTGTGCTTTGAGCTGCCATCTCATGCGGCTCATAAAACGGCACTTTGTTTTCTGTAATGTCTTGCATCACTTGGATGATCGCTTTTAATTGCGGATCTTCATTAAGTTCATCAAACATTTCCAGACCACCTTGCAAGCAATGTTTCAAGTTGCTGTGGTTTGCAGACGCTTGACAAAGCACCCACTAATGCTTCAACTGCGTTATCACCGTATCGTTGCCTTACTGCAATGCACAGCTGATTGATTACATCAGCATCAAATTTCTCGGACATGATTAACCCTTTCTCTAGTTAATGATTATTAAAGTAACTTACCACAAGCGTGTATGCGCCTAACACAGCTGCAACGATGTAATGCCTCATTTGCCACCCCATGCGCGCCATCCGTTGCTGTAGCGATATATGGCAAGACCTGCCCGCAAATTAGTTTCCAAATCAAACAGATCTTGGCATGTGTTGAGTAGCGCTAAAGCTTGCATGTAGCCCTGTTTGTAATAGCGCGATGGTTTGCACCAAAAATCATTTACCTGCAAAACGCCGTAAGACTGCCCTACTGTGTCAGCTTTATTGAAAGCATCCGGCTGGCATCGGCTTTCACGCTGAGCTACCGCAATCAAAGTAGTTAACTCGCTTTCATCCCAACCCACATAGCGCGCCATCTCAAACACCGCATCACAGCCTATTAGAGCCTTTTTGAGCGTAGTTGTGGTTATAACTGGGCTTGCATAGCCTTCAAAGATCTCTGCGTGTCTAGGCGCTAAATCTTGGGCTGTAGGTGCGGGCGGCGGCTTCAAAATAAATAACGAAGTTAATGCAGCAATTATTGCTATAGCGGTTTTAGTTAATAAGGGCATATGCACCTAACCTTTCTCGGATTGGATAAACCTACCCTAGTTAAAGGTTTAGACCGTTTGGGGGATTGCGTTAAAAACCTTATTCCAAGCGTTTTTTACAGCATTGACATCTTTTAATAGTTCGTGATCCACCTCGACATGCAGCCAATCCCCATTTGAGAATTTGCCTTTAAGCCATGTGCCGCGATCACATTTCCAGCTGCGGTTTTGCGAATAGTTAATCACTAGCGCAATGCCTAATGTGTCTGCGTTTTGTAAAAGTTTGTTTAGATAAATCATTGCGAGTTGCTCGCCATCCTTGCAACCTAGTTGCTTGTCTTGCATCCACCGGTAAGAAAGATCTACTGCCAGCCCTCGAGCGTGATTGCTGATGATGCCGGGCTTGCCGCGCACATCGCGCACTACCCAGCTGCCGTTATTCCACAAAACGCCGTTGCTGTTTTTTACTGCGTGTCTGATCCACTCATCCATGCCGGGAATAGGTTTGCTCACTACTGGCTGTTGAGCAATCAAATAAGGTTTAGTCATCTAAATCATCCGATGTTGTGTTTCTGTTTTTGATACCGTTAGATGCCACTAGCCCGGAAAGTGTGCCAGTTAAAAAAACTACAATAGTGCTCATTAGATCAATGAAAGCCGCATCATTGGGCGATTGCTCAAGCGGCTGCGAAATAAAAAGCAATCCGTAGATCATGCCCAGCACAATTAAGCTAAAAACTATTGCTAGTAAAACGCCTACTGTTACTACCATGCGCGCGTGTAGCTCGTTTGGGGTGTATCGGTAGCGCCTCATGGTGTGATGCCGCATCGATCCGGCACATAGCAATTACTTAATGCGCTGTTTTTTACCCGTGATTTAACTGTAATTGTGTTGTCGCGTGTTGTTTCGCAAGCCGTCAACATAAGTATCAGCGCAAATAGCCCGTATCGCATCGCATTGCTACTCGATAGGTAACGGGTTTGGGTTTGGTGGCGGTATTGGTGCAACAAAGTTTTCGGTATCTTCATCGTAAATAAAACCAATACCTGCATATTGTTTGTTTGGTGCATCAAAAAATGTTTCAACCCATACGCCTGTGTAGCGTTCAGGGTTTTCAGCCATAAATTCTGCTGTTACACAATGAACATCTATCACAATGTTTTCATTATTTAATTGTGCGAAGTATTGTGCGACCATGTTTAGACCTTAAACCTTATGTAAATAATGCCCGAGCCACCATTTCCGCCTGCGGTCGATGCGCCAACGCCGTATCCACATCCGCCACCGCCGCCACCCGTGTTTGCGCTTGCCGAAACTCCTACAACTTGCGAGCCACCGGCGCCGCCAACTGACGAGCCACCGGCGCCGCCAACCAATCCGCCACCGCCACCGCCCCCCGCTTTATACAACGGGCTACCAGCACCAATAAAAGTTGAAACATCTACGCCCGCTCCGCCCGCTCCGCCGGTCGTGCCAGAATTATTTGCACCAATCGCTGTAGCACCACCACCACCCGCACCGCCAACACTTAAAGATGATGAACCTGTGCCGCCTGCATAACCTTGAATAGTGTTTGCATTACTTACACCATTTTGCAACGCGTCTGCACCTGAATAAGTAGAACCACCACCTGAACCGCCATTGCCGGGATAAGTTGAACCACCAACAGCATGACCACCACCACGACCACCACCAGCTGCACTCAACGCACCCGTACCAGTACCGATAACACTCGCTAAACCGTTTGTCGCTGCCGCAGCAGTCGCGCTACCTGTGCCGCCTGCACCAATGTCAATAGTTTGATTTGCATTAAAATATGCTGTACCAGTTAGAACGCCGCCTGCACCGCCGCCTGCACCGCTGACATTTGATTGACCAACGCCGCCTGATCCGCCGCCTGCCACAATGTAATAATCAAACAAACCTGCTTTAGTAACCGTCAAAGTGCTATCAGTAGTAAAAGTTAACAGCGTGTAATTTATGCCGCCAACATTTATTGAACTACTTGAACCGCCCGTGCCAACGCCATAGGCGCTGCCGCCCCCTAAATTAAAAAAAACGAATGATGACGCCGAGAGTGCAACTAAATACCCGCCCCCATATTGCGCCAAAGCAAGACTGCCCGATGTGTTAATAGTTACGCCCGCACCTGCAGTAATTGTGCAAGCACCTGCACCTTTGTTAGCGACTTGAATAACATCACCAACTGTAAAAATTGAGTTATTGACTGTGATCGTTGTAGCGCTCGCGTTATTCATGATTGTGCGCTTAGTTTCATCGCCGGCTACGAGCGTGTAGCTAGCGGTTTTATCTGATATCGGCAAATTTTGTATATCGTTAAGTTGTTGCGCTGTTAAAACTTGCGATGCTACAAATGGGAATGGCGTTGTCATATTGTCCTTTACCTTATCCTAAAACATTGTCTGCATCAATGATGCCAAAAACCGCGTCATTTAATACCAGTTCATAAACCACTGTGGTAGGGCTTGTAAAAAGTGTGATCCTGTGCCCGGTATTAAAATCTAAAAAATGCTCGATGCCCTCGATAGCCAGCTCTTGCGCTAATTCTGTAGTGCCTGCACCGCTGGCAAAAGTTTTTTCTATCGTTACTGTGTTGCCAATTTCTATTGTGGCTAACACATCTTTTTGCGGGCTGGTCAACATATTAAATTGGGTTTGCACAGATGTATAGATCGGTTCAGGTTCGGGCACAAGCAAATATTCTGCAAGCGTTAAAGCGGCGGCATTGTTGTGCAAAAGGCTGTTGCTTATGTTTGTTGCCTGCACAAAATAGGTTGCTTGACTTGCCGCATCATCAGCTGTTTGCGGGCTGTTACTGCCGGCAATAGTTACGGTTGCTCGATTGATTACGCGATCAGCTTGAAAACTTATGCCTACCCCGTTGTATTTAAAATTTGTGCCATCATCATGAAAATCTGCTACAGATCCGCTAAGCGTGTTTCCTATTCTTGGCTCAAAAACAATGTTTCCTTCACGCGACATATAAAGCCTGCCTTGCTCAGCAAGGTTTATGTTTGAGCAATACTGAGCAACATTGACACCCTGATCAATCGTAAATGCAGCTGAGCCGCCAAGTGTTTGTGTGCCCGTGCTAATAGATCGCTGGGTTATTGGAAAAGCTACTTCAGGCAGATCTAAAATGGCTGTAAGTCGAGCGCTTGAAAGTTCCTCGCTGACATTAAATTCATCTAAAACGGTTTGTGCCAGCAAATAAAATTGATCCGCGCAATAAACCGTAACTGTGTCTAAACCGCCTAAAGCAAAATTGTAATCAAAATTAATGATGTAACCGTTAAAGATGTCTTGCGCTGCGTTTAAAGCATCGTAGCGTTGCAGTTTTACTTTACGCATAGGCGCTAAACCGGGTTGCTGTGTAGTTGCATCCCAATAGGGCGAAAGCTGATCAAACGGGTTAAAAATTCCTGTCGTATCAATCATTTGGAAAACCATCGTGCCCGGTCCAAATTGATCGCCAATGTCTTGCCGCCCGCGTTTAACGCTTACCGATGTGCAACCATCAAGCACCCCAGCAAAATTTGTTGTGCCATCTAAAACAAATTCTGTGTTATTTAAAACGCCCGCTGTAGCGTCATCTAAAAGAAAAGCATCTTGCAAAAAACCTGTATCAATAAACAGCTCATAATTACCTGAGCCAACTACAGCTACCCCAGCCATTACGCAATCTCAAACTGTGCCGGACCGGATGAGCGGTTATATGCTCGAAGCGCATTGACTACAGCACCGCCTATCTCTGCGCTGGTAGCTAGCCCGCCCGTAACATTGACTGTTACCGCGCCGCTGCCATCAAAACCGCGTATCCCGTCAGGTCTGCTAATAGATGGCATATTGGGCGCACTAACCGATGGTGCACCTATCGCCTCTGTAAAGCCCGCTGAGATGCCTTTAACATCAGCAAATTTTATGCCTTTGGCTGCCAGTCGAGCATTAGCGGCAGCTAGCGCAGCCTCTACGCCTCGCAAATACTCTTGGGCGTTAGATACGCCTGCACCATAAAACTTTGATGCTGAGAGCTCACCGATGCGCTGGGCGATGGCTTGTGTTTGCTCTACGAGTGTGTTTGCTCGCAAAACATTTTCTGATGACGCTAAAAGCTCTTTAGCAATTGCTGATCCGCTATCAATGCCAGCATCAATGACTTGCTGTAATGCATCTTGAGATAGACCGCTTGCTAACAGTTGCTCGACAAGTGCACCAAATTCTTTAGTTTTGTCTGCCTGTTTTTGTAGCGCACTAAAAAAAGATAGTCCGGCATCCTCGCCGCCTTCCTCAAACGCTTTACCAAAATTGAGTGCATCGGTTATTACTTTGGCAACTGATCCGCTGAAATCATCAAAACTATCTTGAGCGTTTTTAAGTTTGATTTGTGCGTCATCTAGAGCTTGCGCCATGTAGGTGCGTAAAGCATCGCTGGCTTCTTTAACTTTTTCAGCAAGCTTGCCTGCCTTGTCAGCGGCTCGACCTGCGCCGCTACCTACCTTTTCAACTTCTTTTTCGGTTGCTGCCATGTATTCAGCTATTTTTGTGCCGCGAATATAATCGAGCGTAAATCCGAGCCTGCCCATTGACTGCGTAGTGTTTCGCGCCGAGTTACCTAGACCACTTGCGGCGGTAGTTGCCGAGTTTGTTTGATTTTTAAAGATCAGTAACGCGCCGCCTACTACTACTAGACCGGCTGCAATGGCGGCTGCAGCAACGCCCGCTGTGCCCGCTGTGGCTACCGCTGCAAGTGATGCTGCGTTAGCAAAATTTAATGCTGTAGCTATAACAGTTACGGCGTTAGCTGCCATTTGTGCAACCTTGTATGCAACTACAGCTGCCGCTACAGCCGCTATAGCAATGCCTAACCCTGTAATGATGCCGGTGTGATCTGCAGCCCAGTTGCCAAAGCTTGTAAGCAATGGCAGCACAGCTTCGAGAGCTGGCAGCAAAGCTTTGCCGATGCTTTCTTTTGCTTCATCCAAAGCAACTTTAAGCCGCCTGAATTGTCCTTCAGCTGTGTTTGCTGCAACTGCAGCTGATCCGCCAAAAGTTTTACTTAGCGTTGACATCACTTGATCTAGTGATGCACCATCTTTAATCATTGTTTTAAGTTCGGGCGATAATTGCCCTAATGCTTTGTAATTACCGCCATAAGCTTTTGCTAACGCATCGCTAACGCTTGCAAGATCCATGCCAGTGCCGGCAGCAATGTCCATTGCCAAGCCAAGCCCTTCATTTGCATCTGCAAGGTTTTTTGTGCCGCGCACTAATGAAGCAAACGCCGGACGCAATTCCTCATCCGATACGCCGGTAGCCATTTGCATTGCAGCAATGCTTGCTTCGACTGCAGCAATCTGCCCTTGTGTAGCGCCTGTAACATTTTCTAAAGTTTTAGCCAAAAGTGCTTGAGCCGCTGCATCCTCTACAGCCGCTTTAAGACTTAGCCCGGCTACAGCTGTGAGACCTGCGAGTGCTGCCACCGCTGGCAGAAACGCTTTTTCCATAACAAAGCCGGCTTTTTGTGCATTGGTTTCTAAGCCTTTAAATTGCAGTGCGGCTTTCTCAAATCCTTTGGCATCAAAGCTAGATAAAATTGGAATGTTAATTGCCATAGCGCACCTGCATATTTTTGTTTAATCGCGTCATAACTTTTTCAACAATGTTTAAGACCTCTTGCTCGACTGTGGCACGGTTCATTTCTACAGCTGGATCAATAGCGCGCGGCTCTAAACTTGTTTCAGCGTTTAAATTTGTTACAAACTGCCCAGTAGTGCGCCTACCTGCATGATCATAGATAGCGCCGGCAGCATCCTTTTGTTGAGCGACCATAAGCTGATATGGCTTAGCGTTATATAGCACCCGATGGCTTTCACGCGGGTTTGTTTCCGGATCAAATTTGTCTTTAAAAGTAACTACCTTTTGCCTTTGTGCGGCTTGCCCTACCTTGATTTTGAAGCCGGCTCGAGCGGTGCGATTATCCCAATAGACATCACGCCCTTTTACAAGTTTGCCGCGCATCATGCCCGATAGCGGCGCACCGTTGCCAAGTTCGTTTGGAAACTCTTTTATCATTGCGCGAGCGCTCACTAATATTTTTTGCCCTGCGCTAGTAATGTCTTTAGTTACTTGGCGGCGATATTCGCGATCAAAACTATTTAGCTCAGCCAAAGTTTCTTTAATGCCAAATATCTCTATGCGTGCGCTTGCTTGTGCCATCAGCGTGCCTTATTGCGTTTGTTAATTATTTCTATCACGGTGTTCAGATCATCCAGCTCAAAAGTCTCTGCACCCCAATAGCCGCACTCGACAAGCACTTCAGCGAGCGCATACCTTATTGATCCTCTACGGCTTTTGGGTTATTTTGATC